GGCGGATGTTCTTTGACAGCCAAGAGTCGGACGCCATATCGGCTTCCCAGCGACGGCTAACGTTGTTTTCTTCTGCGACCTTTGCGGCCAACAGCGCCTTGAGTTCTTCCTGCTCTAAACGAGCCTTTTCAATACCCAGCTCAAGCAAGCGCTCTTCGTGGTCAAACTGGGACTGACGCAGCTTTTCAACATCCGCTGGTGTCGGGTTGTCAGGAATCGTCACGCCAAGCGTTTTCTCAACGACCTCTTTGCCTTTGGCTTGGATAGCTGACGACAGAAGACCCAAGCCGTTTTGGGCTAGGGTTCCTAAAAGGGTGGCTACGATGGGGATCATATCTACTCGTCCTTTTCTTTCAAAACTTTTTGCTTGCGTTCAAGTTGCTCTGCACGTTGCAGGATGATCTCGGCCTTGCGCACCCTCTGGTCTGCGTACAGCGCTGCTGCTATGGAAAACCCTAATAGCACGGTTATGAACGTAACGATCAATACCCAAAACCAGAACTCTTTCATAGAGCGGAAAACAACGCCATCGCCCACAAACCCGCCGCCGTCAGCACGATTACGTACCCCAGCTTGGCCAGCAGAATCTGTTCGCGGTGCTCGTGTCGCCATGCGTTATCTTGTTCCTGCTTGCGTTTAAACTCCCGCGCCACTTCCTGCTCTTCCATGATTTCATCGTACTTGACCAAAAACTCTTGGTACATGGCCCCCAAGCCCAGCGACTCAGGCGTGCCGTAAATCATAGACTGCTTCAGTTGGGCGGACAGTTGTTTCATTTGCCACTGGATTTCAATACGGTCGATGGCACTGTCGGCAACCTTCTCGGTTACGAGGGCTTCTTCTTCAAGTTCCCGACAATGAATTTTGAGTTGGCGGACGGCTTCGAAGTAGACCTTGAGGCTTTCACAGATGTCGTGGACGGTTCGGGCTTGGAACTCTTCGTAGCTGAGTTCGGGCTCCGAGGTTTTCTTTTTGGCGGCTGGCTTGGGGGCTGCTCTGGTAGCTGGTGTATCTGCGACCACTGACTTAACGCTTGGCTTAGGGGCTGCGCCGAAGAGGCTTTGAATCCATCCCCAGAGACCAGTGACTTCTGCGTAGATTGCTTTAGCGTCAGCCACGCCGCCTTCGACTTGCTTTTTAAACTTTCCAATCTCGGCCTTACCTTCAGAGAGCATTTGACAGCCAGCGCGGATAGCACTGACCGCACTTTGTGCCATGAGTAAGAGAGAGATTGGGTCCACATTACACGAACTCTTTATCGACGGCTTCGCCAGTTGGCAACAAAACCTTTAGCGGGTTGTCGTCGTGGTTTCTGTTAAAGTTTTCTGGTGTCAACGCATCTTGGGGTATGAACGCAATTGACGCAACTTCAACTTCATGCCCGTCAACCTCTACCGCCGTGGGTAACGGTTTAACCATAACCCCGTCTTCGACATGCGCAATAGCAGGAACACGCCTATCTGTTACAGCCGCCTGCGGTGGGAGCACATCTTCTGTTACCGCATCCCTCAGAGCATGAACGCAGTACGCCAACGTGTTGTCTTCAAGGGCTTCAAGCTGGTGCGTTTTATGGGCTAGGATTTTGATGGCCGTTGGCGCAACAAACACAGTCTCTGTGCCATCTACCGAAACCTTCAGCGACCCAGCCGACAACAAGGTCAGATGGTCGTAAGTGTGCGAGTGCCCCTGTTCAACATCACCTTGGTCAAAACGCATTTGGCGCATGTACAGGTTGCCAGAAACGATCAAGCTAATTTTTGGTTTGTTCATAGTTAGGCAAGAGAAAAAATACCAATTTTGGTGTTTGCAGGGGCGGTCAAAAAGCTGCCTTCTGTAGCAAGGATTGGAACCCCTGCCAAAGTTTCTACGCCATTGACTGTGCAGTTACCAGTAGATATGACTAGAGCGCCAGAATCCAGCAAGAGCGTTTCTTGCACGGTGACTGCCTCAAATTTAATTGGGCTTTTTAGTGCATGTACTACGCACGCAAAACATGTGGGCTCTGTCGCAGAGTAATTTACAACGTCACCGACACTAAAAGGCGTTAGTCCTGCACGCGGGTAAAACTTAGGGCTTTCTCCCGCTTTAGCCACAATGCTGTACTCCTTGATTGCCGAGAGCAATGACCCAGAAACAACCATGTTACTTTGATGCAAGTGTTGTTCGCGCAGTGGGTTATCCAGTGTAAATTTATACACGTCACCAAGCTCCATGCTGACAAAATAAACTTTATAGTCCCCGAGGGCTGTCTGTGTGTGGGAAATCATATTAAACCCGCGAGTTTGCAACTTGACGATAAACCACAGGCTCTTGAACGGTAACTTCTGACGCTCCACTTTCTTGCATCTCAGCAATCGCAGCAAAACGCTGCATCAAAACATCCAAGCCACCATACGGCGCAAAAGCCCAGTCGAGTTTTTGTTGGTCTGACAAGTTCTGAAATTCTGTGAAAGCATCTGTAGGCAGTTCAAGTTCCGTTTTGCCGCCGTGGTGCGTAACTTTTGTGCCGTCGTCTATGGTCACAACCCAGTCAATTTCGCTAATTACGTTAGTTCGACCGTCAACGTTAATAAGTGTTTGTTTGTAAATTTTTGTTTGGACATCCATCATGGGTTTCGAGCTCCAAAAAGTTGCGAAATAGAAATTGACGAGCCCGGAGAAGGAACGCCTGTGTTAATGTTCACGGTAGTGGTGGACGTTCTAAAAATTGCGTAGGTAAAAAGGTCTTTTCCTGATGATCGTTGAGTACCCCTAAAGTAAGTAAATCCGCCTGATGTAAAAGACGTTGCGTCACTAGGTGAAAAGTTTGTGTTAACACCAGCCCACAGAATGTTGCCTTGCCCTCTATCAACTTGCCAATAATAACCACTGCCACTGTAATCGTAATACTCACCACTTGAAGGTTCTCTAGTTGTAGTGGTACCCGTCGTTGGTACAAATGGACCACCACGGTAGTATTCACTCATGGAGATGGGGTTTGACCCGCCCAAGGCGTCCTGAACGTTTTGTAAGTTGTACTGCGTTACGGTTCCCATTTTTGCCCCTTATGGAGTACCGAAGGCGGTAACGTCCGCCAAGGCAATAAAGTTCCCCGACGAATCTAACGAGGCCACGTTTGTGCCGTTGTAGTTAAAGTACAGTTTTGTGCCAGAAGGGGTAACACTCCACCCGCCACTGTTGGTGATTCTTGTGGAGTTGGTTGAGTTAGTTACGGCGGTAGAACCAATTTGTCCAGCAATGTCGGCAGCGCTTGCTGCACTAAACGCGGATGATCCGTTGCCTTTAACCAATGCACCCGAAGTGATAGATGTTGCGCCCGTACCGCCATTAGCCACAGGCAAGGTACCTGTAACGCCCGTAGTCAGTGGTAGACCGGTTGCGCTAGTCAAAGTACCAGAAGAAGGAGTGCCCAAAGCACCATTGAACAAGACCGGAGCGCCAGCGGAACCAACAGGTAGTGCCAGCGCATCGCGCACGCCTACACCGAATCCTGAAACACCGGCTAAAGGGAGTCCTGAACAATTTGATAACACGCCTGCGGCGGGAGTGCCTAAAAACGGTGTAATAAGCGAAGGGCTGTTGTTAAGTACGTTGCTGCCTGAGCCTGTAGACACTGTTACGCCTGTACCACCTGAGGCAACAGCCAAAGTAGCGGATAACCCAGCAGCGGTGCCTGTGGTGTTCTGATTTAGCGTTGGAACATCCCCCGCTTGGATTGCAGACATCACCACGTTTGTTCCGTTACCCCGTAGATACTGACCCGAAGTAACAGCAGCAGCTACGCGATTCATTTCGGCTTGAGCAGTTGTATTACCTGTTCCGCCGTTAGCCACGGGGAGCGTGCCTGTCACACCTGTAGTCAGTGGCAAGCCAGTCACGTTGGTCATCACGCCAGAAGCAGGCGTACCCAGTGCAGGGGTTACAAGCGTTGGGCTGTTGGCGAATACGTTAGCGCCTGTACCGGTTTCGTCTGTCAGCGCTGCGGCCAAGTTAGCAGAAGAAGGTGTGGCCAAGAAAGTAGCCACGTTTGCGCCAAGGCCAGATACGCCTGTACCTATGGGTAGCCCAGTAGCGTTGGTCAAAGTGCCGGATGAAGGAGTTCCTAGAACGCCGCCGTTTACCAAAGGAGCGCCCGCAGTTCCTACGTTTACAGCCAACGCAGATGCCACACCTGTGCCGAGCCCTGAAATACCTG